ATTCCACAAGGCAGGTAAACGTAATCGTAATCCTGACCGAAAGAAGGGTTTCAAACAACAAGTCGTCGATGACATCCACGAAACAGAACATACGTTTGAATTGGCGCGCACGCGTGCGGAGGATGACATGGCAAATAAGTGGATACCTGATGACGACGTCAAGGACTGGGCGAAATCAGGTAATGAAACTAGCAAAAGGAGTCATGAGTATTATCTCACTCATAATCCAACGCCCACAAAAAAATCGAAGACGTCCAAAACCGTCACACCGTCGCCGGTCAAATCGAAATCAAAGTCATCGATCCAGACAACAGCGCGTTCGTTTCCAAAAATGAAAAGATCATTCCGAAATAATCGTCGTCGTCGTATGCCACTTAGGCGACGTATAGGAAGAAAGGTGCGAAGGTATGCGCGCCGACCGCGCTCCGCGCGTACCGGCTCGAGGCGTATTGTTGCAATGATTAAAAAAGTAGCCATCAACCAGTTGGAGCCAAAACGTCATCTGATTACTACGAATGCAACCCAGATAGTCAACGACCAAATATTCTGTTTGCCGTTAACCAGAGTTCCCACCGTTAACTTCATGCAGGCGCTAACATCCGTTGCGTACCATACTACTGCATTCCAAGGTAATCAAGCATACTTCAAGGGAATCCGGATCGACGGATGGATCAGAAATGCTTCAAATTATCAATGTGTTGTTAACATGTGGATCGTGACAAATAAAACCAAAGATTCCCTAGATATATCGTCAGCCACACAAGCAGCGACAACACCGATATTTTATAATCCAACTACGGGAATGGAGATTGCATATAACAGCATCCCTAAGTTTTATCAGAGGCATCCAAAATTACACCCTAAGTCAGGCGTAAGTATTGTCAAAAAGATGAAATTCATCTTAAATTCATCCCAACGAGGAGAAGGCGCGGCAGGCGCTGCGGGAGAAGTCTTGCATGCTGACATGGCAGACGGAAGTGATGACGTCAATTTCCGTATGTACCTGCCAATCAATAAGACTATCAAGAAATTAGTCACGCAAACAGCAGATAACGTTGCTACCATATTCCAAAAGGAATATGCAATCTGGATCATGGCAGAGCCAATGCCGCATGATCTAGAGTTTGTTGGAACAACAGGACCAGTCGTATCCCTAAGTTGTATCACATACTTCAGGGATTAACCCTAAAATAAAACCCCCCATATGGCGGTAAACGCCTAACGGGTCTCACCCGGCGGCGATAGCCCTAACGGGTCTCACCTGCGGTACCTAATATTTTAGAGATTAATAATATGGTAACGGTCTTCGGTCAACTTGTGAAAATCGGGAGCCTCGTTAGCAAAAACAACGACATGACAATGGTTCCCAATAAACTTCGTCTGCGACTCATACTTAGGAGAATGGACAATTCCATCCTTGAGCATCTCAAGGACGGAGTATTGGAGATACTCCATTTGTCCGCGTGGCACGTTGAACATATAGATCTTCTTCCGGGTTTCAATGGCGTACGCCATATCATCGCGCTTGCCACATAAAACACACTGGACATCATCTGCACCTTCCATAAGCAGCTTCTTCTGAAACCATGTCTTACCCTTCCCGCCCAAATAATCAATTACAAAGATCACCTTCCTATCATCAGGGTCTTCAGCTAGGAGAGCAGCTAGGTCGACTTGCCACTCTCGTAGATCGCCTTGAACAGTTACTCCAAGAGGACACAAGTGATGACGAAAGTCACGACAGGCCTTGGGATGACGACCATAAAGAGCAGGAAACGCATCAAGCATCTCTAAGTCAGTGGGGGCAGACTCCTGCGCACGAAGCCAATCCTTCAAATCATGCCAATCCGTGCGCTTCCCCTGGTCAGTACCAAGCTCCCCAAACTCCTCAAAATCGCCGTCCTTCGTGCAGTATGTGCGATTCTGTACCGCAGTACCTCGACAAACTTGAACGTGAGCTCGCTGCCCAATCGCTTGCTTCACTAGCTGAAGAGTGCGTTGAGTTGTAAACCAAACAAATCCTTGGAGATGAGGGGTACCATTCTCGCCTACTTCGCGGCCATAGACAAGGTACCTAACAGTATCAGGGAATAATGTAGATAACATGAGACAATCCTCGTCAGTATAGTTGTTCAAAGTAAAACACCATTTACGAGCACCGTTAGGCATCTTATAGAATGTAGACGAAAAAAATTGTGAGGTCAAAGTTCAGAGGTCGGGGTAATACTAGCCCCGACCTCTTTTGACCTTTACTGCGGAATCAGTAGGGGCTACGCCCCTAATGGTATACGGATTCCCACGTAGGGAATCCCGAGTTTATTTTAATAGCTGGCGCGTTGAAATAAATAGCTGGCGCGTGAATGAAAACACGATTGCTCTGTAATTAAATAAATAAATTTAGTCACTCATAAAACCAATGCGCCGCTTACTACCAACAACACGTGGATTCCACAAGGCAGGTAAACGTAATCGTAATCCTGACCGAAAGAAGGGTTTCAAACAACAAGTCGTCGATGACATCCACGAAACAGAACATACGTTTGAATTGGCGCGCACGCGTGCGGAG